GTTCAGACGCTGGGTAAAGATTCGATTAGTAGAAAAGGAAATATCCCAGAGGGAATTAGCGAAACAGATGGATATTCCGCACGCCAGGATAAGCGAAGCCACTCATGGTAAGCAATCCGGCAATAAGTACATTATTCCAATTATTGAAAGTTTGGATGGAGATTTGAAAGATTTTCAAGACTTTTTAAAAGCTATTTAAGAGGAGGCAGCATGACAGCAATGGAAGCGTTCAATCCAGAGATTCATCTACCAGAAACAGATGAGGACAGGGCAAAGATAGAAAAAGCACTGTGGGATGGCTGGGAACTTCTAGTGGATGAAAACAGTGGAGAGGTATGGATTGGAAATAAGGAAGAAAAGATAGGAACTGTGTTGGTCAGATAGGAGGATTTTATGGAACTTAATAAAGAAAAATTTTTGAAGTCAGAGTTTGGTGGAGAACTTGAATGTGTTATCACTTCATGGGATATAGCACTCCAGAAAAACAGACATGAAGCAAGTACACTTAGAGATCTTGCATGGTGTCAGGCACAATGGGAAGTTTATAAAATGGCAATTAAGCATTTTTATGGAATTGAGTATAACTTCACTAGAACAGATGAATATTACGGACTATGTACTGAAGACGAGCAGGATTGGCTGATAAAGATAAATCGGGAGCTTGTAGAAAACTCCCGATATATAGCAACAAAGGATGAAATTAGAAAAGCAATGAAAATGACAAGAGAACAATTAGGGTTCTAAATCTTCTAGAACAATTCCTTTTTCGGAGAGAGCATCCTGCAATGCGGAATGATAGGCAAATAAATAACCCTGCATATAGGAATCCAAGTAAAACTTATCTTCCAAAGATAAAGAGTTTAATTTGTTTTCAAGATGCTTTTCAGAGCAAAGATTTTCAACATATTTTTCAGCTCTGAATTTAATAGTAGATAAATTGATTTCAGACATAAGCAATTCCTCCTTTTAAGGAGATTATAACAAATAAATTACATATTGAACAGTCGAAACGGAGCGTCCGCTCCGTCATGCAGGATAGCCTCCTGCATCTGATGATGACAGGCTAAAAGGTGGTGATGATATGGGACAGATGCTTACTGTAAACCAAGTGGCAGAAGTCAAGGGATGCACAGTCAGATGTATTCAACAAAATGTTAAAAAAGGAAAGCTTCAGGCTGTCGAGTCATTGAATGATAAAAACAGAAAAACCTATTTGATTCCGCTGGAATCTCTGGATGAGGAACTGCAGCACCGCTGGTATCAATTAAATCTGGATAATCAATCAGAGGAGATACAACCAGCAAGAGCAGAACAGAATAAAGAAAAGATAGATGAATTTTCAGCGGATGAGAGGCAGGAAATAGATTTCTGGATTGACCTTGTAGAGGAGTGGAAACAGTATCGGTCAATGCCAGGAGTTTCTTCCAAGGCAGATGTGGATAAAAAGTTTGTAACATTATGCAGCCTGGAATATCCAGAAAAGGAAATATCAATCGACATCCTATATCGGAAATTAAAAGCGATTAAGGAAAAAGATTTAAAAGGTCTGATTGATAAACGAGGAAAGTGGAAAAAAGGTACAAGCTCCATCAATGATGAGATATGGCAAGCCTTTTTGTATTTCTATCTGGATCAGAGCCAGCATCCGATTCAGAAATGCTTGGACTATACCAAAATGTGGGCTCAGGAGAAAAGACCTGATTTATATGCAGAAATACCGAGCTATTCGGCTTTTTATAGAAGATTGAATAATGAAGTGCCAGAGGGAGTTAAGGTCTTAGGGCGTGAAGGTCACAAGGCATACAATGACCGCTGTGCTCCATTCATTAGAAGAATCTATGAAGATATAGCCAGTAACGAGTGGTGGATTGCAGATAACCATACATTTGATGTTATGGTCAAGGATAAGAATGGAAATATCCACAGACCTTATTTAACAGCATTTCTAGACGCAAGAAGCGGAATATTTACTGGACATTATATAACTTACAATCCTTGTTCAGAAGCCACACTGGTGGCGCTTAGAAAAGGCATTTTAAAGTATGGAATTCCAGATAACATCTATGTCGATAATGGTCGAGAATTTTTAACATTCGATATTGGCGGTCTTGGACATAGAAAGAAAAAGCCAAAGGATGGAGTGGAGAAGGTTGAGCCACCTGGAGTATTTAAGCGGTTGGGAATCAATATGACAAACGCCATAGTCAGGAACGCAAAGGCTAAAATCATTGAGCGTAGGTTCTGCGATGTAAAGAATGACCTTTCCAGACTGTTCAATACATATACTGGTGGAACTGTTGTAGAAAAGCCTGAAAGACTGAAATTCGTATTAAAAAAGGACAAGATTTATACGGATGAGGAATTTGAAGAATATGTGGAAATGGTTCTTGATTACTATTTCAACATGGAAGAATACAACGGAGCTGTTGAATCGGATAAAGGAAAAATTAAGATGGACGTATTCAACGAGCATCTGATCAAACGAAGAACAGCCACATCCGAGGAGTTGAACCTCATGCTGATGAGAAGCACAAGACCACAGCAGGTTACAAGACGTGGCGTGCATCTGGATATTGATGGAGGACGAATTGATTACTGGAATGATGATTTTGTTCATCTGATGCTTGGTAAGAAAGTCTACTTCCGATACGATCCTGAAAATCTTAGCGAGGTCAGAATATATGACTTGGAAGACCGCTATGTTATGTCAGTACCAGCAGACAATACCGCAGTTCTTTCCTACAATGCCAGCAAGGATGAGGTCAAGGCAGCAATGGCGAAGACCAGAAGGCTGGAACGTATTGCGAGGGAATACAAGGAAAATGCAATTCTGGCAGATACAGACAGAGTTACTGCTATGGAGCTTGTATTGAAACAGGCAGAAAGAAACAAGGCGAACTATCAAGGAAAAGCCAATCCTTCCATTCTGGAGGTTCAGAGGGCAGACGAAGAACCTTTATTTAAGAAAGTAGTTGGTGGAGCTGATCTTGATGTAATGAATAGAAATGCAGCCAAAAGGCGAGGAGGTAAATCATGAACAAAGAGTACAATGTAGAGCTTCAGGCAAGGGTTGAAAAGTATCTGAAAGACGAAAATCTCAGTCAGGCAAAAGCAGCACCAATCTTGGGAATCAGCCAGGCAGTATTAAGCCAGTATCGTAGAAGCTGCTATGAAAAAGGAGATATTGCTGCAGTAGAAAAACAGCTGGAAGAGTTCTTCAGAATCAAGGATGAGAAAAAAGAAAATGACCGAAAGGCAGAGCCATTTAGAACAAAAGCATCTGCAGGTTATGTTCCGACTTCCATATCAGAAGCAGCATATAAGTCAATTCGATACTGCCAACTGGAAAAAGGAATTGTTGTTATTGATGGGGATGCAGGAATAGGAAAAACGAAAGCAGCAGCTAAGTTCCTGCAGGACAACCCAAACACAACAGTTTATGTGAAGGCTTCCCCAAGTACAAGCTCAACACGAAGCCTTTTGAAGGTTATTGCAAAGGCTTTGAGCCTACCGGATAACCGCAGGACGGAAGATTTATCAGATTCCATTCAGGAAAAGCTACGCCAGACAGACAAGGTAATCATCATTGACGAAGCTCAGAACCTGAAATTCCTTGCACTGGAAGAAATCAGGGGATGGGTAGATGAGGATATATTTACTGGTAAACCAGGAATTGGAATTGTCCTGATTGGAAACGTGGAAGTCTATAACAAGATGCTTGGAAAGCAGGAGGCTATATTTGCCCAGCAGTTCAACAGAACCAGATTACACTGCAGATATAGAACACTGGATATCTTAAAGGACGATGTAGAGAAGTTATTCCCAATCTTGAAAGAAAAGGGGATGCAGAGGGAGATTGATTACCTTTGCAGTATCAGCCACAGTAAATGGGGCATCCGAGGAATGGTAAATGTATTCAATAATGCGGTCAATAATGAGGATATTTCTTTTGAAGGGCTGGAGCAGATGGCAAATACAATGGGAATCAGATTTATCTAAGGAGAGAGCTGATGCCAGGAAAAATCACAGTCAAGAATTTTAGTACATTAACAGAATATTCCGCACTGTTTCGGGCAGCACTTTATCTCACTGAGAAGAAGGAGGATGCGGAAAAAGGTGGATTCCACTTTAAGGTGCGTCAAGATCCTAAAAATGGGTTGATTGTAAAAATAACAGAGGATTAGGAGGTAGGTATCATGGTCGCAGGATATATCGTCACAGTCGTATGTATTACACTGATTATTCTGGTGGGGATGAGTAATAAGAATGATAAGAAATAAGGAGCTGGAGGCTTTGCCTCCTGCCTTAATGCAGCCACTCATAGAGTGATGGTCACAAGCCCATATAAATGCAGAGTGAGGCAGGTATTTGGAGGTAGCATTATGACACCAACGGAAATGTGCGATTCTTGCGTACATAGACATTATTGCCCAGCTGCACATAGAAAAGACCATTGGTGTGGAAATTGGACTAATCAACGCAGGGAGGTGGAAAGACATGAAAAATGGGAAAAAGCCGACTCTGGCACAAAAGAAACTACTCCATGAGAATGGCTTGGTGCCTGAGAACTGGCTGATTGTAAAGGACAAAACGGAGATTATGGAAGTAGTCAGCAGGAGTTCTTTACAGAAGAAATCCAAGAAAACAAAAATTATCAGAAAGGCGAAAAGATGAGTGAAGCAATCGTAAAACCACCAGTAGACCTTGTAAAAGGCTGGGAGGAAGTAAGGCACTGTGCACAGCTGATTCGTGAAGGAAAAGCCAGAATCGTTGTGACTAAAAAGAATGGCAAGGAATATCGCTACACAAAGCCATTGTGATGGAGGTGTGCAGATGATTTTAAGAGATGAATTTTACTTTGAACCAAGAGTAATCAGCGAACATGGAAGCATCCGCTGGTATGGAGAACAGTATTCTGACCAGACAATGTTATTTCATACAGAGGAAACTGTATATATCAGGGATAATGGTGAGGAATTGTATCTATACAAGCTCAATAGTGATGAATTTTCGGATGTGAAGAGAATCAAAGCAGAATTTACACTGATATGTAAAATCGAAAAATATAATAAGGGACACCGATATGGGAGGAAAATTGGAAAATGATGAGCGAATACAGACCATGTATTGTGGATGATCACAAAGCACTCTTCCATATATGGACTGAAAAATCTTATCCAGTAGAAGCAAGTCCACTTATGGGTGGAGCTCCAGCAGGACAGATCAATTATCTTTATGGAGTTGTGGAATATGAAGATGGCTCAGTTCATTTATCCGTACCAAGTCAGATCCAGTTCACTGATGAGAAAATTAAGGAGTATGCATTCCCACCCCAAAAGGAGAGCAGCGTATGACACAGGAAGAATGGAAGCAGGTCGAAAAAGCCCTTGAATACTTTTTTAAGCGAGTAGAGCTGGAGGTGGATGGATATGAAGTGAGTTTAACACTCCAGAGAGTAGGCGTTTATAAAAATGCCATTGCAATTTATGTAAATGGTGTATTTAAGGGAGAATGGATAACTACGGAATGCGAAGAAACGAGAAGATTTATCCAGAAACGAGAAAAATCTATCCTAACAAAAAAGGATAAGGAAGCACGGAAGAAACTGTCAAAGAAAGCACAGAAGGAGCTGGCAGAGAAATATGATCGAAAATATTCTGTCTATAGTACACACTGGTCTTCCTTTAGAGCTTTAAAAAGGCATTTAATAGCCAATAACGAAAGTATCAAATTTGTAAAAATATCATAAAGGGGCATATGCCCCTCCTAATGCAGCCACAGTAATGTGAAGGTCACAAGCCCTTATAATGCAGAGTGGGAGAGGAGAACAGAATGATTGCAAGGATTATTATGACAATCCTGCAGTATCCAGTTGGAGCTGTCGTAGGCTTTAGGGATGAATTTCAAACTGAATATCGGACAGTGTCTGGATACCAGTATAGTCATGGGAGCTTCTATGTGCTGTTCTTCGAAGACAACATGGTACATATGAACCGACTGAAAGCGTTGGTTGTATCTGTAGAAAAAAGGAGGACATGACAATGCAGGTAAGTAAGAAAGTAACAAAAAGCGGTGCAGTTACACTTCCAAGAGGTGTTCGTCAGGAGACAGGTATTCTCCCAGGTGTTCCAGTGGATATTTTGACGGATGATGAGGGAATACACATTTTAAAGCACGTTCCAGCGTGTTTCCATTGTGGAACTGTAGATAATGTCAAGACAGTATGTGGCATTGAAATTTGCGGTAACTGTGCAAAGGAAATTATGGAGGTGTTTGACAATGAATCTGATCAGTAAGAGTGAAGAGCAGAGATTGAATGAAAAAATCAAGCAGAAAGCAGACCGATTGGTTGCACTGACCAGCCAACAGAAAGAAATCAAATCAGAAATTGATGAGATTAAAGCGTGGTTCGAAAATCTCGCAACTAATGACCTGAAGGACACTAAGAAGAAAACCATTGACTATTGGGGAAGCGATAATTCAAAGGTAATTGTTGGAAACAGTGAAACAGTAAAGCCAATATCAATGACAATGGTTAAGAAGCTGCTGGGAGATGTGTTTAAGGACTTTGCATCTGAAGATGTGAGCTATACATTAAAAGCTCCATGTAAGAGATTATTTACTATTGCGTTCCTTGGCAAATATACGCAGGGAACACTGGATGAGACAATCAAACAGATTACTGCAGATGAAAAGATTCAGAGAACCCTGAAAAAGAAACTCAAAGGAAAATATGAAAAAGATACAGAGTGCCTTATGAAGCTGGCAGGAATGTCAGAACAGGATGCAAGCGATTGGGCATATCTTGTATCAGAAATCATTAACTGGGAGTGGATGCTTCAGGTATTGAAGTCAGCAGAATGGCAGGGAACACCACAGGAAGCTATTGATATAATCAATGCTGCAGTTATTGTGGATGAGGGTATCAAGGTAACTGTGGAAGCGGAAGACAAAGAAGCGTAGCTGGAAAGGAGAGGTAGATGAGAACAGTTGAACAATTTCAGATCAGAAAGATATACGCAATCAGTAATGCACTCGGCATATCTGATTCCAGAGCAGAGGAAGATGAGCTCCATGTGCTGATATCTGGATTAACTGGAAAGGTATCTATCAAGGAACTTACATACAGAGAAGCTAGCATCGTGATTGAACGTCTGGAAGAGCTGCAGGGCAAAGCTGCCTCTCCAAAACCGAGAAAGAGTTACAAGGAACACAAAAGCAGACCAGGAGGCGTTACCTCTGGTCAGCAAAAGAAAATATGGGCTCTCATGTATGAATTAAAAAAGTATGACCGCAAGCCAAACGATGTGCAGCTGGGAGATAGGCTCTGTGCTGTCATTAAAAAGGAATTTCATGCGGATGCAACAGCGAAGAATCCATTTGCCTGGATTAGCTTTGAACAGGGAAATGATCTGATAGAAACACTAAAACGATATGTGGCGAATGAAAAGCGGAAATGTGAGGTATGATTATGGACTTGCTTGATCAGGTAAAATTAGAGAATCTGGATGAGGAACAGAAAGCTCTCGCAGAGCTGATAGGACTGGAAGGCTTAAAGAATCTTGTGAGGGCATATAATGGCACTTCCATTTATGTTCCAAAGATTGAAAGTCTGGAAAAGACTGTAAGGGATGAGTATATTAAAGCTGAATTTGATGGCGGTAATTATAGAGAACTTGCCCTGAAATATGGATTGACAGAAACATGGATTCGCAATATAGTTTTAGAAAAAGCAAAGGAAATCAAGGCAAGACCGATGGATGGTCAGATGTCAATATTTGATATGGAAAATTGAAGTATTTTTCTCAACTATTTTATTTTAATATTGTCTATTTTGAAGATACACTTGTGTAAAGCACACAGGTGTATCTTTTTTTGTGAGGTGAGAGGATGAATGAATGGATCATAACAACTGCTATTACTTTGGGGATTGGAGCTATTACATATTTCTTAAAACGAACTATGAATCAGGTAGACAATCATGGAAAAGAAATCCAGCAGTTGAATATGGAAGTAGTTAAGAAAAATGATTTAAAAGAGAGCACAGAGGAATTGAAGAGTGACATCAAACAGATCCGAGAAGACTACACTCCCAAAAAAGAACACGAAAAAGATTTTGATGAATGCAGAGATGAAATCAAGCAGATTAAAGCAGAGTACCTGACCAAGGATGATTTTATCAGAGAAATAAACAAGATGGACAGGAAACTGGATCAAATGCTGCAGATGATGATTGACAGAGTAGGAAAGTGAGGTTAGCGCAGTGAACAGAGAGGCTGAGATGAGAAGATTAAGAGCAGGCAATTTTACTATGAATAACGGAAAAGTGTTATTGACCATCAATCTTTTAAGAGAAAAATACAATGCTTTAAAAAGCGTTAAAAAGGGCGTTGAATATGATGGAATTGAAAGGCAGGAGTTTATTGATAGCGTAAACTTTCTTGCCGAGGAAGGTTACATTCATCTGAGAGAAATCAGCACAAAGGAAGATGCGACGCTTTCAGACTTTGACTACCAGATGCTGGAGGCAAAGGTTACCGCAAAAGGGATCAGGCTGCTTGCTGGTGGAATCAAAGATGATGTTGTTGACTTAGGTAACTGATATGGAGAACAAGGAGAGAAGACGCAGCATAGGAAAAGTTGACAGGCTGCCTCCAGAACTGAAGGACACTGTAGAACAGATGCTCCTGACTGGAAGCACCTATAAAGAAATTGTGACCTTCCTGAAAGAGAATGGGGAGGAAATGTCACAGATGGCTATTTGCACATACGCTAAGAAATATCTTGCGACTGTGGAAATGATAAACGTGGCACAGAGCAATTTCTCCATGCTGATGGATGAAATGAACCGCTATCCAGATTTAGATACTTCTGAGGCACTTATCAGGCTTTCCAGCCACCATGTTATTAATGCTCTCACAAATATAGACGAAGAGCAGATGAAGGATGTACCGATTGAAAAGCTGATAAAAGAAACAAACGGACTGATCAGAGCTGCAGCATATAAAAAGAGAATCGAAGTGCAGAACAGAGATAACTATGAAGCAGGTCTGGAAGCAGTTAAGAGCCTTGTATTTGAGGCGATGGCAAAAGATAATCCTGAACTGTATAAACAGGTCAGTGCATATCTGAATCAAAAGAAATCGGAAGGAATGGAGGGATAAGAGTATGTGGTATGTAATCCAGGTCAAGACTGGCGAAGAGGAAACGATTGCAAAGAAACTGAAGGAACATGGAATCAAGGCTCTTGTTCCGAAAGAAAACCGAGTCATTCGGAGTGGAGGTTCCTGGGGGTATAAAGAATATGTCCTTTTCACAGGGTATATATTCCTTGATATGAGATTTTCGGCAGATAACTATTATCTGGTCAAAGGAATACCAGGTGTAATCCAGTTCCTTGGAGATAATAAGAATCCTTCCACATTATCCTATATGGAAGCTGAGTGGATAGGGCTTCTTACTGGAAAAGACAATGAACCGATTGAGCCGACCATAGTGAAAGCTGAAAAAGATGGAACATTTAAAGTTGTGAAAGGTGTTCTTGAAAAATTTGAAAATCGCATCACAAAATATGATAAGCGGAGCAGGAAAGCAACATTTGAAATAACGATATGCAATGAGAAAAAAGAAGTCCAGCTGAGTATTGAACTGGATGGAGAAGAAAAAGAACAGGAAGTTTCTGAATAACGTCTGGTTGATTCGTCCCAGCGTGGCTAAGGGACGGACATAATGAGAAGGAACTGAGCAGAAAAATGTCTGGTTGGGTGGCGAAGCCTAACCTAAATGACATAAATCTGACAGTTCCTTTTTAGATTGCCCTTAATTCCCTTTTAAAAACAACAGAAACCCCTTTAAATTCGTTTGAATGGTCGAGGTCTAAGAACAGACCACATAAGCCTTTAATTCCAAAATAGGGCAAATTACAGCGTCATAATAATTACAACAGGCAGGTGAGAAAAGTGAGAGTCGGAAAAAAAGGAAGTATTGATGCACTGATCGGAGCGATGACCGAGGCAGAGAGCAAATCATTTTATGATGAACAGGAAACAGTTTTAAATGATTTAGAAAGCCTTTTGAAGACCTTTCTTTACAAGGACAATACGCCAGAGAGAGTAAGAATTTTAAAAGATTACGAAGCTGGCAGTCCGTTGACAGGAAAAGGCGGTATCAGGCAGAGACTTGGTGCGATTGATATGGAATTCTTTGGTAGAGCATACTTTCCACATTATTTTTCCAGACCATCTCCTGAATTTCACAAGGAGCTGGATGCAATCTGGCAGCAAGGTGTTTTAAAAGGTCAGTATCCAATTACTCCAGCCAAGATAAAAGAAATAAGCAGAATGAATGGAACAAAGCGAGTGGCAGCTGCTCCCAGAGGTCATGCGAAGTCAACAACGCTTACATTCAAGGGAACGATGCACGCTATTGTATATGGTTATAAGCATTATCCCATTATCATATCAGACAGCTCCGAACAGGCAGAAGGCTTTCTGGACAATATCAGGGTGGAATTTGAAGAAAACGAGTTCCTGAAGGAGGACTTCGGAGATCTTACTGGAAAAGTGTGGCGTTCAAATGTTTTAATAACCAGCACCAATATCAAAGTGGAGGCTATCGGTTCGGGAAAAAAGATTCGAGGTCGAAAACATAGAAACTGGAGACCAGACCTGCTTGTGCTGGATGATATTGAAAATGATGAGAATGTCAGAACACCAGAACAGAGAAGCAAGCTGGAAAACTGGTTTTTAAAAGCTGTTTCAAAAGCTGGTGATGATTATACGGATATTGTTTACATTGGAACACTCCTCCATTATGACAGTTTACTTGCAAAGACACTGAAAAACCCAGGATACAAGGCAATTAAATATAAAGCAGTTATTTCATTTTCAAAGGCTGATGACCTTTGGAAAAAGTGGGAGGATATTTATACAGACCTTTCAAACGACAATCACGAAGAGGATGCAAAAGCATATTTTGAAGCCAATCGAAAAGAAATGTTGGAGGGAACGCAGGTATTGTGGGAAGAAAAGCTGTCCTACTATGATTTGATGGTAATGAGAGTAACAGAGGGCGAGGCTTCCTTCAATTCTGAGGAACAGAATGAACCTATCAATCCAGAAGACTGCATCTTCAACAAGGAATGGTTTGAATTCTACAATGATGCAGAAATTGTATTTAACAGCAAAGAATACTATTTCTTCGGCTTTGTTGATCCATCACTTGGAAAGACAAAACACAGTGACTTCTCAGCTATTATCACAATGGCAAAACATAAGGTCTCAGGATATATGTATGTTATGGATGCTGACATTGAACGCAGACATCCAGATAAGATTATTGCAGATGTTCTGGAAAAAGAAAAATGGCTTCGCAGGGATTATGGAAAAGGATATAAAAAATTCGGAGCTGAGACAGTTCAGTTTCAGTGGTTCTTGAAGGAGGAGCTGGCGAAGGCTTCTGCAAAGGCTGGATTGTATCTGCCAATCGAGGAAGTACCGCAGGTAAGCGATAAAACCATGAGGGTTCAGACGCTGCAACCAGATGTAAAGAATCATTATATCAAGTTCAATAAAAGACATAAGCTGCTGCTGGAACAGATGGAACACTTCCCGATGGGGGCTCACGATGATGGACCAGATGCGCTGGAGGGATGTCGTACCATTGCTAAGAAAACGAAAAAATTCAGAATCCTGGACAAAGGAAGCCTGGGATTATAGGAGGTGGCAGTTATGCCAGTTATTTATATGGATAGGGCTTCCATTGACAGCCTGACAGAAAAAGATATCCGAGAAATTATAGATGAAAACTCTACCAGTACGAAGTATAAAATACTGCATGACTATTATATCGGGAAGCACAAGATACTGGATGAGGTAAAAAAGGACAGCACAGCTCCAAACAATAAGCTGGTCAATAATATGGCAAAATATATCACAGACACAGCAACATCTTATTTTGTCGGAAAGCCAGTAGTTTATAATTCACAAAATGATGAGTTCCTGCAGACTATGCAGGATATTTTTGATTACAACGATGAACAGGATCATAACATGGAGCTGGCGAAACAGTGCAGCATATGTGGAAGCTGCTTTGAAATGCTCTATATGGATGAGGATGCAAAAATCAGATTTGCGAAGATTCCAGCGGAGGCTGGTATTATGATCTGCGAAACGGACAGTGGTTTTTCTGCTCCGATGGCATTTATTCGGACAATTATATCAAAGGACAGGGATAACAATGTGATTAAAAAGGTTGAGTTCTGGAATGCGTACCTGGTTATGCATTTTAGATCAATCAACGGAGGATATCTCAATCTGGAATCTGTGGAAGACCATTATTGGAAGGACGTACCATTTGTGGAGTACATCAATAATGAGGAACGACAGGGAGATTTTGAAGGTGTCGTTTCTGAGATTGATGCTTATAACAAGGTGCAGAGCAACACAGCTAATTACTTCCAGTACAATGATGATGCCATTTTAAAGGTTTTAAAACTTGGGGATGTTTCCAGCCAGGATATAAAAGATATGAAGGAAAAGGGCGCAATCATTCTGGAAGATGGAGGAGATGTCAGCTGGCTTTTAAAAACAGTGGATGATACTGCTCTTGAAAACTATAAAAACAGGCTTCGAGAGGATATTCACACGATGGCGAGTGTACCACATTTATGTGATGACTCATTTGGAGGGAATCTGTCAGGCGTGGCAATTTCCTATAAATTATGGGGGCTTGAACAGTTGTGCTCCATGAAGGAACGAAAGTTTAAAAAAGGTCTTCAGCGCAGGGTTGAGCTTATTACAAATATCCTGAATGTACTCGGAAATCATTATGATTACAGAGATATTACACCGAAGTTCAGAAGAAACAAGCCTGAAAATGATAAGGAAGTTGCTGAAATCGTAACAATGCTGGCAAGCGACCTTTCAAGGGAAACACGACTCCAGATGATTCCATATGTTGAAAATGTTCAGGAAGAGCTTGACAGACTGGAAGAGGAAAAACAGAAGGAAAAAGAAGATTTTGGAGTATATGAGAATTTCACAAAAGCATTTCAGACACAGGACACTGGAACGGAGGCGGTAACAAATGAGCCAGAGGGAACGAAACGAGTGGATAGAACGAGCGAAGCAGAGAGTGCTGGATAATGCGAAACAAACAGACAGCTACGTTTCAGATATTATGTTCTTGTATGACGAAACAGCAAATCAGCTGGAAAATGAAATCAATGCCATGTTCCAGAAATATGCAACTGATAATGGGCTGACGGATGCAGAGGCTTCCAAGATGCTGACCAGCGAGGAATATAGCAAGTGGAAAAAGAGCATTGATGAGTACATATCGGAATCTGAGAATGATTCCAAAACAATGCTGGAACTGAATACACTATCAGTTAAATCCAGAATCAGCAGAAAAGAGCAGATGCTTTCCAGTATATATAAGTCCATGATTACATTATCTGGAGATACGGAAACAAAGCTCACTTATCTACTGGGGGATATGTTCAAAACAAATTATTATCGTGGCTGCTATGATGTGCAGTCGGTTCTTGGAATCGGTTTTAATGTTTCAAAGGTAGATGAAGGAATGCTAAAACGGATTCTGGAACATCCTTGGTCAGGAAAAAACTATTCTGAAGCACTATGGGAAAACACGGATAAGCTCGCTGAACTTGCAAAAAGAGAGCTTACACTTGGATTTATGTCTGGTTCGAGCGTCCAGAAGATGGCGAAAGAAATTGATGATGTCATGGGAAAAGGGAGATATGCTGCGGAGCGTCTTGTTCGGACGGAAAGCAGCTACTTTTCAAATCAGGGAGAACTGCAGTCCTATCAGGAGATGGGAATAGCAGAGTATGAGTTTCTTGGTGGTGGGTGTGATATATGTCAGGCATTGAATGGACAGTTCTATCTGATCACAGAAGCAGAACCCGGACTAAATCTTCCACCAATCCACCCGAACTGTAAATGCACCATAAGAGCCAAGGCTCATAGGGATATGTTTAAAAACAGAGAGGGTGCAAATTCATTAAAAGACAATCCAAAGTTCGAAGAGTGGAAGAAAAAATATGTTGACACTCCACCTGCAGAACCTATAATTAAACTAACCGACAATGAACAGTATGCAATGAATAGTTATATCAGTGGAGATGCGTATGTTTGGAATGACAAGCTGCGCAGGGGAGAAAAACCAACAAGGCAGGAAATGAAGAAAATGAAAGATATGGATTCGGCACTTGAAAAGATGCCAGCATATCAGGGAACGCTATATAGATCAGTTTCTGATTTTGGAATTGATGATGTTCAGGAGTTTATCAATTCTCATGTTCCAGGAAAGATAAAAATATTTCCAGAATACCTTTCCAGCTCTACCAGCGTTTATGATGATTCTTTTCCTATCCAGTATGTGATTCAATCGAAAACTGGACACGATATAAGGAAATTCAATTCTCAGGAAAAAGAAATACTGTTCGGAAGAAAAGCAAAATTCTATGTCACGAAGGTTGAAAACAATGTCATATACATGGAGGAGATCTAATGGGGAAACCATATTCAGACAAGAGATGGTGGATAGCACCAAGAGGAATTGATAGCGACTGTAACAGTTGCATATATGATTATGGATTTGGAAAATGTGAGAAATATCCAGATGGAGTTCCAAGAGAGATGATAGATAAATCATTCCCTGGAACAGAAGAATATAAAAAAAAATATTGTAAATATCGTAAGACCAAGTAAGACAAGCACCCTTCGGGGTGCTTATTTAATTGCTTTAAAATGAACAATGAACATCTTTTAAAACTCGTTTAAAAGGTGTTTTTGTTATAGAAAATTTTAGGAGGTAAAACAAAAATGGATGGACAAACAACCACCACACAGGGAGCTGAACAGACCACTCAGGCAACACAGACTTCCGCAACTGCAACACAGGAACAGACTTCAGTGGAGGCTACACCAGAAAAGTTAAATGCGTTCCAGAAATTCATGGAAGGTCTTTTTGGCGGGAACAAGAATGCTGAGAGTAAAGCAGAGGATACACCTTTAGGAGATACCGTTGCAAATACCGGAAGTGCTGAAACTGAAAAGATGTTCACTCAGTCTGATATTGATGCAGCTGTTGAAGCGGCGCAGCAGAAATGGAAAGACGATGCTGCTGAAGCTGAAAGAGTCAAGAATCTTTCTCCAGAGGAAAAAGCGGCTGAGGAAGAAAAAAAGAAGGACACAGAAATTGAAACGCTGAGAGCTCAGCTTCTTCAGAAGGAATTGAAAGAGTCAGCTGTGAAATCACTTGAAAAAGAAGGATTTCCAGTCGGGCTGGCTGAAATGCTTAACTATTCCAGCAAGGAAAATATGGAAAGCAGCTTAAAACAGACGCAGGAGATTTTCAAAGAAAGCCTTTCGGCAGCTGTTAAAGAAAGACTGAAGGGGAAAACACCAGAAGGTCTTGGAAATGCAACTTCAGCAGAGAATCTGTTGAGAGACCAGATTGCGAAGAATATTAGAGGACTTTAAGGGAGGACGAAGAAATGAACACTATTGAAACAGCTACAATAATTCAGTCAGAACTTGATAAGGCTGCAGTAGAACAGTCTACTTCAGGATGGATGGAGGTTAATCAGTCACTTGTTAAATACAGTGGCGGTTCTGAGGTAAAGATACCAACCATTGCAATGGATGGTATGGCAGATTACGACAGAAAGAACGGATTTGTTGAAGGGGATGTTGATTTTAAATATCAGACCAAGAATATGACACAGGACAGAGGTCGTTCATTTAGCTTCGATGAGAATGATGTTGATGAGACAAATTTTGTTCTTACTGCTTCCACTGTTATGGGAGAGTTCCAGAGAACAAAAGTAGTTCCTGAAATTGATGCTTACAGATACAGCAAGATTGCAACATCATGCATCGGTAAGAAACTTGCGTCTGGCGGTTATGTTGCGGATGAAGCAACTGTGTTACAGAAATTATATTATGATATCGCAACTGTTCAGGATAAGGTCGGGCAGAATACACCGCTGGTTATTACAATCAGCTCTTTAATTGCAGCTATGCTCGGAATGTCAGAAAAACTTTCTAAGAAGTTTGATATAACAGATTTCAAGCAGGGAGATGTGACGCTCAAGGTTAAGAGCCTTGATGGTGTTCATCCATTGATTCCAGTAGGATCTGACAGATTAAAGACAGAGTACCTTTTCAGAGATGGAAAGACAACTGGTCAGGAAAGCGGTGGATTCGCTCCAACTGATGGAAGCAAGAACATCAACTGGATCATCACTCCAAGAAAAGCGCCTATCGCAGTTTCAAAGACCGATAAGATGAGAATTTTTGATCCTGAAACAAACCAGAAGGCAAGAGCATGGGCTATGGATTATCGAAAGTTCCATGACCTCTGGATTACTGATAACAGCATTGAACAGTGCTTTGTAAACATTAAAGAAGCATTGAATTAGGAGGAGCTATGGATAAGATTACATTAAGAAATGGAAATGTTGTAAAAGAGGTCGAATCCGATGACAGAGCAAAAGCTCTGGAAGCAAAAGGATTTGTAAGAGATGGTGCAGCTCCAGCTATCACAGCTGAGGACACCAAGGCACTGGAAAAGGAACTACAGAAAGCCAGAGAAGAATTAACAAGAGCATCTGAGGTAATGGAAACTGCAGACAAGCGAAGAGGCGAATTAGAAGCAGAGCTTGCTGAAACAAAAGAAAAGCTGAAGGAAGCATCTGAATATGCCGAGACTGCAGATAAGAAAATCGAAGCTTTGACTCAGGAGCTGGAAGGAACAAAAGAACAGTTAGAGGCAGCTGTCAAGAAAAACACAGCATCTAAGAAATAGTCAGGAGGACTGCTTATGACACAGGAACAGGAAAACAGCCTGGTTGCAGATGTCATGGATAGCATGAAGATGGCAGAGTCTGAAGAACGAACTGCCAGACGGTATGTGAAAAGGGCAGTTGATAAAATCCTGATTTACTGCAACCGAGAAGACCTTCCTGATCAGCTATTAAGCACAGCAGAACAAATTGCAGAAGATATGCTGAAAGCTGACAAAGTAAAAGAAAGTGAACAGGAGGTGGCAAGTATCAATCGTGGGGATACTTCCATTTCTTATCGTGACACCAGTAAAAACCAGAGTGCCACAGTTGATTTTATGAAGGACTATGAAAAATCTCTCAACCGATATAAAAAAATGAACCTTCCAAAGGATAAGAAAAATGAATGAAGCTGATATTCTGGCATCCACTTATGAAGACAGTGTAACCGTTTATAGAGCTTTTAAAGATACTTTACCGAATGGAGAAAGCGTCTTTAAAAGTGGGACTGATGGGAAAATTGTTTATCAGGATAAAGAATGTGCTTTGTCCACTCAGACTGGCGGTAAGCTGGAACAATCCAGTTCTACTGCCAAGACTGAGACCTCTTTCTGCTTATTTACAAGACCAGAAATTGACATACAGACAAATGATTTCCTTGTGATCACACACTTGGGAAAGCAGATTGAGGCGGTTGCAGGTTTTCCTGAATGTATGAAATCCCATAATAATATTCCGATAAAGCTGGACAGCAATCTTGTCTAATACGGATTATGAATTGAATCTTGATGAGTGGGAACAAAGGCTGGCGAAATCAATAGAAAGCCAGTATCCAGAAGAGTTCAGAAGAATGGTCATTGATGTAGCTGTGAATCTGGAGGGGAAGGTCAAAGAAAATACTCCAGTAAAGACCAGCCATCTGCAGAATGAATGGCACATCGGAGATATCCAGAAAAAAGGGGATGAATATTACATTGAGGTTTATAACAATGTGGAATATGCAGAGCCTGTTGAGTATGGTCACAGGGACAGAGGCGGTGGATTTGTAAAAGGAGCTCACATGATGGAGCTGTCGCTTCAGGAAGTACAACAGCACCTTCCTGGTTATCTGAGGGAGTGGATGAACGACTTCTTAAATTCCCATGAACTGTAGGAGGCGGATATATGGAAAATGTGTTAATTCAAATAAAAGATGCCATAACAATGGCAATAAAACGAATCAGTCCAGATGTTGATGTGTTCTATGAGGAAGTGAAGAAAACAGAAAAAGGTCAGGGGTTGGAAATACCTAAGACTTATTATTTTGTGGATATCATTCCTGCAGGAAACAATACTGTGGATAGATTCTTTTCGGATATGAGAGTATTGATAGACATTGCTTACCACGAAGAAAGAGAAAGCAATGTTGCCTATTTGGTAAGAGCAGCGGAGCTGGATGCAGCGTTTCGTCCGATTTTTGCTTTCGGGAATCGTAAGATAACAATTGACAGCTCTAGCTCGAAAGTAACGGATCATGTATTACATTTTACTTTTCCAATCAGTTTCAGACAAGCCTGGGAACAGACAGAAGAATTTGAAAAAATGGGAGAGTTGGATGTATCAATTTCAAAAGGAGAGTGATATAAATGTTAGGTTTACCACAATTTAGCATGATTTTTAGAGGACTTGCGGTATCAGCTATTGAGAGAAGTGCAAGAGGTATTGTTGCTTGTATTCTCAAAGATGATACCGAAGGTGGAAAAGATGTAAACGTATATAAAAAGGTGGATGAGGTAGATTTTACACAGTGGTCAGAAACAAACCACGATTTCTTCAAGTTGATTTTTGCTGGAGCTCCATCCACGGTGATTGCGATTCGACTTGCTACAAATGCAGAGGATTATAATGTAGCACTTAGCAAGTTGAAAAATCTGAAATGGAATTATCTTACGATTCCAGAGATTAAGCCAGCAGATGTTACCACGATTGCAGCATGGATTAAGCAGTACCGCAATGATGAGAATAAGACATTTAAAGCTGTTCTTGCACACTGCGCAGGAGATCATGAGGGAATTATCAATCTTACAACTGAAAATATCAGTTCAACAATTACGGAAAAGAAACATTCAGCAGCACAGTATTGTGCAAGAATTGCTGGCGTACTTGCAGGATTATCGCTTGCACGAAGCAGCACATATTTTGTCCTGGATGATATTTCGGAAGCGGAAGTTCCCGATGATCCAGACGAAAGAATCAATGCTGGCGAGCTTGTAATTGTCTTTGACAGTAAAAAATATAAGATTGGTCGAGGCGTGAACAGCCTTGTGACATTCACTTCGGAAAAAACCGAAGATGTCAGATTCATTAAGATCGTTGAGGGAATGGATTTATATAAAGATGATATCCACCAGACTTATGAAGATAATTATGTAGGAAAAGTAATCAATGACTATGATGGAAAGCAGATGTTTGTTGGAGCTATCGGATCATATCATAAAGGACTTCTTGGAAATGTCTTGGATAAATCTTATGACCATACAGTTGGTGTTGATGTTGAGGCGCAGAGAGCGTTCTTGGAAGGAAAAGGAACGGACACCACAGATATGGATGATATTGCAGTTGCAAAGGCAAATACAGGAACAAGGGTATTTATCAGCAGCAATGTGAAGTTCGTAAACACAATGGAAGATTTAAACATGAATGTAAATATGTAGATCAGGAGGCAACACAATGGAAGGAATTAGAGGAAATAAAACACTCTCTGGAACATGGGGAGAGCTTTGGGTTGACGGAGAAAAAATCTTCGAGTTTTCCAAAATCGAATTAAAGGTAACAGTAAATCGTGAAGATGTGCAGCTTGGAATTGACATTGACAGCAAAATGACTGGTCTTAAGGGCGAGGGCTCTTATGTTGTTAAGAAGGTTTACACAAGAGCTAAGTCAGCATTAGAGAAACTTAAAAAAGGAATTGATGTCAGAAGTGAAATCATTGCAAAACTGGAAGATCCAGATGCGGTTGGCGGTCAGATTGAACGCTGGTCTTGTGATAACGTATGGCACAATGAGATCCCAGTAGTAAATTGGGAAAAGGGTGGCATTATCGAAGAGGAACAGACAATCGGCTTTACACCATCTGATTTACAGAATCTGGATGCAGTTGCGTAGGAGGAAAATATGGATGAGAATAAAGAAGCAGTGTTTCAGTCATTTGTAGAAAAGGCTGCAAAGAGATTGGAAGAAAGCAAAGTAGAAAAGCATACGACACTTTACGTTCCAAGTATTGATCAGAATATTGTTATCAGAAATCTGCATCATCCTGAAATTGTGGAATGTACACAGATTGAAGATAAAGAAGATCCAAATGCTTCGGATAGATACTGTATCTATTTGGCTGTTGTTGAGCCAGATTTAAGAAAGGTTGCAGTGGAACTGAAGGAAAAGAAGCAGATTGTGGAATATCCAGAGGTTGTAAATATCTTTGAAGACCATGAAATTACAGATATTGCAACGGAGGTTATGAAACTGTCAGGTGTTATTGGAACAAAGAGAGTGAAGGTCATTGAAGACCTAAAAAACTAATTGACCAAGACGGGGAAAGCTATTTCCTGCATTATTATATTCAAAGAGGCTTTAAATTAGAGTACCTTCTCCAACTGGATTTGGAAGAGAGGTGCTTTTATTTTGCTTCAATGCAAAAAGCAATCGAAGAAAAAGTAGAACTGTTTGCTGGGATTGGAGGTGGTAATGGATGAGCGTTGTAGGCAGTATATCAATCAAAGACAATGCCAGCTCAGTTCTTAAGAATGTAAGAAAAGAGCAGTCCGCACTACGCAAGGACGCAGCAGACACAAGGAAAGAGTTGCAACGTACTTGGGATAAAACTTATACCGCTAAGGCTGACACATCATCTGCAGTTCAGAAAGCAGACAGCCTGACTGGAAAAGTAAAGGAATTAGGAAAAAAGGTTGCATCCCCTGTCATTCGCGTGAAGGATGCAGCCAGCTCAACTGTTTCGAAGGTAACTGGAGGCATAAAGAAAGCTGGCAGCACAATAGCCACTCCGATTATTCGAGTGAAAGATGCTGCTACTTCAACTGTAACAAAGGTAACAAATAAAATTAAGGGTGTGGGGCGAAAAGTTACTGCACCCGTTATTAAAGTCAAGGATGCAGCCAGCTCCGTTATAGGAAAGGTTACTGGAAAGCTGAAATCAATCGGAGGGAAGGTATTTTCCCCGATTGTAAAATTGACGGATGCCACAGCAAAGGGAATGTCAGCTGTTGGTGGTAAGCTGGCGAGCCTTGCAAAGACCGTATCAATACCAGTGTCGATTGCAGCAACAGCGGTAATCGGTGGTGCGGTAAGCCAGGGGGCAAGTCTGGAACAAAGTATTGGTGGCGTTGAAACCCTGTTCAAGGGAGATGCTGGTGTTGTTAAGGCAAATGCAGACGCAGCGTTTAAGACAGCTGGTCTATCTGCAAATGAGTATATGGAGCAAGTTACAAGTTTCTCTGCTTCACTTTTGAACAGTTTAGGCGGAGACACAGCTACAGCAGCAAAAGTGGCTGATATGGCTATGATTGATATGTCCGATAATGCTAATAAATTCGGTACGGACATGGATTCTATATCAAACGCATATCAGGGATTTGCGAAGCAGAATTATACGATGCTTGATAATCTTAAACTGGGATATGGTGGCACAAAGGAGGAAATGGAAAGACTCCTGAAGGATGCACAGACCATGACAGGCGTTAAATACGATATCAGCAATCTGTCTGATGTTTATAATGCTATTCATGCGGTGCAGGAGAACCTTGGTGTTACTGGAACGACAGCGAAAGAAGCAAGCCAGACGTTCAGCGGTTCGTTCTCAGCTATGAAATCAGCTGCAAAGAACGTGCTTGGAAATATGGCTATTGGTGGAGATGTAACAGGCTCTATAGAGCAGTTGGTTGATTCAGCATCCACATTCTTATTTAAAAACGCTGTTCCAATGATAGGAAGGGTTGTTTCGTCGCTTCCAAAAGTAATAAAAACTGGAATTAAGAATGCAGCTCCGAAGATTAAGGCTTCAGGTGGAGAAATTGTAAAGAGCCTGAAAGATGGAATTGTTGGTATATTACCATCCTCTATGGGTGGCGTAGTAACGCAGATTTTTGACAGCATTGGAAATCTTGGAAGTGGATTCGCTGCCATAGCTCCGCAACTAGCTTCATTTGGCACTGGAATGGTAACTACAATCCAGCAGGTAACTTCTGCCTGTCTTCCGATGCTAACCAGCATCATTTCAACTGTGACAACCATGCTGCCAGTGATTTTGCCAGTCATTCAGACTGTCGTCGCTACGATAGGTAGTATCATGTCTCAGGCAGCACCAGTTATTTCGGGGCTTGTATCAGCGATAGGAATTGCGGTCACTGCACTGGCTCCTGTCTTCAGTACAATTTTTTCCGAAATCGGAGAAAAAGTCGGTAGTGTTATTGCATTTGTGGGCGAGAGAATGGGCTTTATACAAGAGGTAATCGGTACGGTAGCACCTATTCTTGGAGATGTCATTAGCACGGCATGGAGTGTTATTTCTCCAGTTATGGATATTGCAATCAGCGTATTCGAGCTTGTATTTAGTGTTGTTCAAAAAGTGTTCCCTGGAATCCAGGCAGTCCTAGAAACTGTGTGGGGCGTTGTGAAGCCTATTGTCGAGGGAATTGGAAGCGTTGTAGGAAAAGTCGCTGGATGGCTCGGAAGTGCAGTAGACTGGGTTACTGGTTCTGGAGGTTCGGATGCAGGAAGTAATGCAGACGGAGACAATAACTGGAAAGGTGGATTGACTTGGGTGGGAGAAGATGGAGCAGAGCTTGTTGACCTGCCTAAAGGCTCAAGAATCTTACCACACAAGGAAAGTGTTTCAATTGCAGGACAGCAGAACGATGTAGTAAAGAACAATGTAACAAATATCACAAAAAATACAGTTAATCAGAATCAAAGTGATAATTCGGATGTCGGCAAAAATGCAGACGGAGACAATAACTGGAAAGGTGGAATGACTTGGGTAGGAGAAAAAGGCGCAGAGCTTGTTGAAACACCAAGTAATTCAAGAACACTTCCAAACAAAGAAAGTATTTCTGCAGGAAGCGGAGTAGTACAGAGCAATACAACAAAAGTTGTTCAGAATACGACAACTTTTGGAGGAACATTCGATATCACACCAGTTCTTTCGTTCCTTGGAAACATTGATAACAACCTGAAAATGCTGATAGATAGAATCAAAGGCAATGACTCAAGGTTAGAGATTCCGGGAGGGGCAAAGGGCAAAGCAGAAACTAAGGGATTTGTAGGAAGCATCACAGTACAAATTGCTAAACTTGCAGAGCAGATCATTGTCAGAGAAGATGCGGATATAGATGATATTGCTGATAAAGTAGCGAAGAAAGTCATTGAAGTAGTTGTGAATATGGGTTAGGAGGTGGAAGTATTGAAAACAAGAATAATTGAACTGAGTGTAAATAACAGATCAGAAGTGATTGAGCTTCCTATCAATCCAAAAACTGTTGAATTTACAGAGAAGCAGCTAAATCAGGCGATATCTTTGCTGAATATTGGAGAAGCGAATATGAAAGGGGAGCGTGGGTTGAAATATACCCAGCTCGCCAGCTTCTTTCCGTCAAAGAAATCTCCACATTACAAATATGCCAAGAAAGAACCAGCAAATTATATGGCTATGCTACAGGAGTGGAAAACCACCAAGGCAGTTGTTCGTGTTATTGTAACAGATCTGAAAATAAATCTGGCTATGCTGATTGATGAACTTCATTTTTCTGTAAATGAAGGAGATGAGGATATTTATTATTCTATTTCTCTTTCAGAATATAGAACACTGAATGTTCCGTCAGTGAAGATTGCAACGAAGGTTAGAAACAATGGTCTTCTTAGCAGACCGAACACAGCAGCTGCTGGTGGAAATTATACTGTAGTTAGTGGAGATACTCTCTGGGGAATATCGAAGTCCAAATATGGAAATGGAAGTCAGTATCCTAAGATTTACAGTGCAAATAGTGGAGTGATCGAATCAACAGCTCAGAGCCATGGAAAATCAAGCTCAGATAATGGACACTGGATATGGGCTGGCGAGCAATTCACGATTCCAGCATAGGTGGTGGCTTATGAAGATATTGACTGGAGGAAAAGATTTAAGTGAGCTGATCGAGAAGATTACTTGGTCAGGAGATACAAAACAGGTCGCAAGAACAGTAAATTTCACAATCGCAAAGAATAAAAGAGATAAGGATTTCCCGACAGTAACAATCAATGAGGGAGATGAAGTTATTATGCAGGACGATAGTGGAAAAGATATATTCGGTGGCATAATTTTTGATATAGATAAGACCGCTTCTTCCAAGGTTGAAACATATCTGGCATATGATCTGATGTTCTACATAAACAATTCTGATGTAAACCAGTTATTTGATGGAACACCAGAAACGATTGTGCCAGGTATCTGCTTAGACCTTGGAATTGAGGGGGGAGAAATGGCAGCGACAGGCGTTCATGTTTCTATGCCATGCTTTGGGAAAAAAGCATATGACGCAATTATGATGGCTTACACAGCTGCAGCAAGGCAGAATGGAAGTAAATACATTCCACTTATGACAAATATCAATAAGGTCAGTGTGATAGAGAAAGGACAGCTTTGCGGTGCAGTTATGACAGGAGATTACAACCTGATTGAGGCAACCTATAAAAGCACCCTTCAAAAACTTGTTAATAGGGTTTTAATTGTAGATAAAAATAACAATAACGTAAAGACTGTAGAGGACTTTGATTCGATTCAGAAATATGGACTGGTACAGAAAGTCTTAAAACAGAATGATGGAGAAGATGCAACTGCTTCAGCTCAGAAAATGCTTGTTACAGTTGAACAGTCGGCAACAGTATCTGGAGTACCGAATGATTTTAGAGCGATATCAGGATATTCCATAATCGTTCAGGAAACGGACACAGGTCTTTATGGACAGTTTTATATTGAAAGTGATACGCATACTTTTTCATGCGGAAAGGCACAGATGGACTTAACACTGGCATTTGAAAACTTGATGGATGAAAAGGACATTGAAACAAATTCAACAAGCTAGGAGGTGGAAAAGATGCCTACAAACAGAAATATAGTTGAGATGGTGGAAAAAATAAGGGGAGGAATGAATAGCGGTTCTGGAGGAATGGATGGGATATATATGGCAGAGGTCGTGTCTGTCCAGCCACTTTCGATTAAGCTGCATAATACAATAATCTCCAAGAATCTGTATATCAATCCTGCATTGATGTTAAAGGCATCGAATAGCGGTGCAGATATAAAGAAACCATTTACTACATCGTTTGATCCACCAGAAACTTATGAATTTTTGAAACAGTTTCATGAGAAATATGTATTGAAGAAAGGGGATACAGTTGTTGTTTGTATGACAGGATCTTCTTTTTATATTCCAGGGAAGGCGGTTAAGGTATGAGTATATTTCCTTTTATTGATTCATCAACAACAGCCGAGGAATCAGAAGACCTTCCGATGCTGAAAGAATACGCTTATGACTATGAGAAAAATGAGCTGCTATTAGATCAGCATGGAAAGACTTATATGGTTGAGGGCAATGAGGCATTAAGAATCTGGATATTTAAAGCACTAACGACAGCCAGGTATCATTACACAGCCTACAGTTTTGCTTTTGGAGAAGAATGGGAAGACCAGATAGTTGGAAGGTCGATGGATGGAGATATCCTGAAGTTGGAGCTGGAGAGGTTTATTATTGAAGCTCTTATGGTAAATCCATACATAAAGCGGTTAGATAATTTTGTTTATGAAAACAATTTGACTGGACTGACCGTTACATTCGATGTCACAAGCGTATATGGAACAGATAAAATACCATTCTCTCCGAAGGAGGTGAGGCTGTAATGGACTTTACAACGGATGGAATACTGAGCAGGATGAAGGAAGCTCTAAAAAATGAAGATACAAAAATTGAGGGCAGTTTTACGATGGATAACCTTCAGGCAGTATCAGAGGAGCTGGCAAGGTTTAATGCTATGAGGATAGTTCCTCTCATGAATACCTTGTCAGACAAAGAGGATGATATGGGTACAAGCGGAAATCCAAAGCATTATGTCAGATGGGCAAAGGAAGCTACAGATGCAGATGGAAATGTAATAGCTGGAAATGCAAAGGTTGAAACGCCAAGAGATGGAAGCGGTTTTGTTTCCATAGCAATTATTACTACGGATGCGAAGATTCCATCTGCAGAACAGATCAGGATTGTGCAGGAATATATTGATGGAAAGCGACCAGTGGGAGCAGATCCAGTTGTTTCAGCTGCAGAGGGACTAGAAATAAGCATTGTTTGCAGTTTTAGAAAAGAACCAGGATACACAGATGAAACTGTAAAACAGCAGATAAAAAATAATGTTGAAGCGTACTTCATACAGATAGCTTTTCAAAGTGGGCTTGCATCACTGAATTATTACACAATAAGTAATATTGTTGATGGAACAGATGGAGTAAAAGAATTGGAGAATCTTCTGGTAAATGGAGGAAAAGAATCTATTACTGCAGAATACAACAAGTATTTTGAATTGAAGGAGCTGATCATAAATGTCACTTAATAATGAGCATATGCTTCCAGCAAAATGCCGAAGCATGAGACAAATGAATGAGCTGCTGGATTCAGAAGATATTATCCTGGCTGAAATAGAAAGAATCATAGATGAAATGTATGAGCGAGCCTCTATGCTCCATGAAGAGTTAGTAAACGAAGCATGGCTTGAAAAAAAACTAACGGAGATGACCAGTGCTGGAGTGGAGGTAACAGCATTTGCAGAGGAGCTTATGGTTCGGATTGTTTTTGATGTCAGCCAGCTCTATAGCATATATGTTCCTGACGCAAGAAAGTTTCTGGATAAATGGCTTCCAGCTCATCTGATGTATAAGATTGTCTTACTTCTGAATTATTCAACCGAATACACAGAAGAATTTATTATTGACAGCATGAAAATGGAGCTGGATTCGTTTTATTGGAAAGCCAGGACTTTGAATGGAACATGGCTACTTGATGGAACATACAATCTTGATGTTATCAGGAAGCCAGATGATTGTGGTCTTGTCTATGAGTTTGGAAGTGTAGAAAGCACTGAAGACTGGGTAACAAAAATCATTTTATCGGTGCTAACGGAATTAGAGGAGTCGTTTGATAATCATGTCACAGTGGTTAATATGGATTCGTTCTTCTGGAAATCAAGAACACTGAATGGAACATGGCTGCTAGATGGAAGCCTGCTCCTGGATGAATTAAGAAAGCCAGAAGAAATCGGTCAGACATTCAAAGTTGGAAATACAGAGCTTCAGGAGAACTATCCGTTGAATATCAGGATTGCAACAGAGATAACACTGGATGAAAGCTATATGCATACTGCAGTTATCAATCAGGATTCATTCTTCTGGAAAACAAGGACACTGGATGGGACATGGCTACTTGATGGCTCACAGCTTCTGGAGGAACTTAGACAAAGAAATGAGTTTGGTTCGATTTATGATGTCGGAGCTGCAAAAATTATTGAAACAATGCCTTCTGGTGTTGTTATAAAAAGAGATTTGTGGTTACTGGATGGTAAATACAATCTCAATGGAACAAAGATATTAGATGCCATAAGGCGAGAGGAGGATTTGTAACATGACACAGAATCAGATTATTACAGTTGCAGCCAGAAAGAAAATGCTGCGAGCCAGGGCTGGAGAAATTCAGTTACCGAAGATTATGGGCTTTGTATTCGGAGATGGTGGAGTAAATGCTTCAGGAGAGGTAATTTCCCCACTGGAAAGTGAATCAAAATTGAAACATGAGATTTTGAGAAAAGCATATGACAAGTACACAATACTGGATGATACGACCTGCAGATACGAATGTACGATTGCAGAAAACGAGCTTCCTAATGCCCAGATTAGTGAGATTGGTTTATATGACAAGGATGGAGATATTCTTGTGATAAAACGATTCTCTAAGAAGGGTAAAGACGCAGATTTAAGTATGACATTCTGGATCAACGACACTTTTTAGGAGGTAGAATATGTCAAAAATAGCTATCAATGAAAATCCTGAATTTAGTACAGATATGGATGCACTGACACCGAACACGCCAGCTCACGCAGACTATTTTAATGTACGTTTTCAGCAGGTTTTAAACAATGAAAAAGCGAACAGAAGAGATGCAAAAATCTTCGATGATGATGTAAATGGTGGAAAGATGCGGATGGGCATGGAGAATGGTCATCTGTATTATGAGGAACTGTAGGAAATAACGTAATACGTTATATTATAACAAAATAAGCAAATATAAATCGTATGGTGTTATATTATGCTGGAAACGAGGTAGAAAATGACAAAAGTTTTTATTGCAGAACAGGAAACGCTTCTGGAAGTTCAGAAACAGGTAGATAAGCTGACGAATAACTTACTTCCGCTTGATAAACCAATCTATGCAATGGTTATCCATGAGGCTTCTGATCTGAACCCAAACAGCCGAGTGGAATATCTTGGTGCGAACAAGAATTTTACTCCTATGAGCATGAACATGAGTACGCACGCTATGAATTATGGATCATGGGCAGACTGGAGCTGGTTAAAAGCAAATGTTCCAGTTATGTGTAATTTTGATGGAGGAATTGATTACTATTTGAATCCTAATGACTACACAAAGAAGGCTGATGGTACGGACTCTGATGTGTCTAATGTAGATTATGCTGGCGATGCAATGTCGGTAATTCAGAAAATCTATAAAAAAGAGTACAAAGTCGGAAACGACAGATATGTATTTTTCTGTGAAAGAAAAGTGGATGAGGACTTCAAAGCGGTTGGATTCAATGTACTGGGCAAGGAAAGAGATTATATGCTTATTCCTATGTTCTATGGTTCAATCGATGCGAATGGAAAGATGCGAAGCATAGCAGGGCAGTGGAGCTGCCTGACAGCTTCAGGTAATGCTTCAGATAACACAACAGGGACAGCGATTGGAACTGCAGAACAGTATGCAGCAATTCAAAAAGCTTCTAAAAATGGGCTGTTCTTTGGTGGAGCGTTGGTTAATACACTGGCTGATATCTGCGTCCTTCTTAGTAAAAGTACAAATTCACAGGCAGCTTTTGGCTATGGAATGTGCTCTACCTACGTTGAAGATAAAGCTCAACATTATGGAACTCAGATCAATACAGTGGTTGGTGGAGGTCAGTTTTATGGTTCTAGCGACCAGAAGTCCTTCAACAAGATTTTCCATAGCTGTGTTATGGGAAGTTATATGCTGTGGCAGAGAGATCCATATATGCTCCTGAAGAATGGAAGAATTTTGGTATCTCCAGATTATACATATGACCTAACTGGTGCTACATATCTGGATACTGGAGTAGATTTAGCTGCCAATGGTTATTATGCCACAACAAGAGTGATTGAAGATTTTGGTTCTGTTCCAACAGACGAATTGGTTTGTTCTTCAGCAACTGGCTATTGCGACCACACTTGGGTAAATGCAACAATTCTGGCGGTTTCGCTGCGGTTTGGCGATGGCGACAACGGTCTTCTCGACGGGCTCTTTGCTCGCCCGCTGTACTTTGTCGCTGCTGGCGCCTGGTGGTCCGGCGCTGCGTCCAAACTTCTTCCTGCACCTGCTGCTGCGTAAGCGGCAGTTAGGGGGTTTGGGGGGCTTCCCCCAAATGGTTTTTAAATAAAAAAAGGAATGATTTTATAGAGATTTTTAGGGGTTATCGGAACGCTCTTTCTGGCGGTTTCGCTGCGGTTTGGCAATTGCAACAACGGTCTTAACGACGGGCTCTTTGCTCGCACGCTGAACAATGTCGCTGCTAACGCCTGGTGGAACTACGCTGCGTCCTAATTCTATCAAGTAGCAATAAACTCAAATGTTACCGATAATCCTACACCGCAGATGGTTGAAATACCAATATATCCGCCTTTAAAGGTTTTGGTGAGTGGAAATTATTCCGATCAGGAGCTGCAAGTAGTAAGAAATGTTCGAAAGTGGCGAGGAGATAGAAGATAATGCAGAAATACGACATTGAAAAAGTGATCGGCATTCCTTGGAAGAAAAAGAAAAGTTACAGATACCTTTATACGATGGCTTGTAATAAAGGTGTTATTTTAAAAGCCTTTAAACGTATGAAAAAGGGAAAAACAGACAGAAAAGATATTCAAATGGTGGAAAATGATTTAGATAACTGGGTTGAAAAGATGCAGCAAATCATCATAAACACGAAGCCTGCAGGGTGGAAGGTTGAAAATCCAGAGCTGGCTTTTGATCCACCAGACCACAATCCAGTAATCATAAAGGAGTGTGGAAAAACAAGAGTTATTTATGTTCCAACAATGGTGGAGCTGTGGATACACCATGTGATAGTGTTGATAATTGAGCCGATTGTTTATGGAAGCAGTTATCATCACAGCTATTCATCTTTTCCAGGAAGAGGATCTCACAGGGGAAAGAAGACGATGAGACGCTGGATTGCAAAGGGAAAGGGAATCAGGAACTTTGCACAGTGCGATATACGTCATTTTTATGACCATGCGAGATACAGCATAATCAGGAAAAGACTTGTGAAACGAATTAAGGATGCGCTGTTCATGCATTTGATTGATGTGTGTTTGAAATGGTTTCCAAACAAATTACCTCTTGGGTTTTATATATCACAATGGCTTGCAAATTTCTTATTGCAGGAAATAGATTATCTTATAAAATGTAAGCTAAAAATTGCACATCATATCCGATATATGGATAATTTCACTTTGGCAGACGATAACAAAAAGAAGCTGCACATGGCGATTATATTCATTAAACAGTGGCTTGGAAAGGTCAGACTTCGGATGAAAGGGGACTGGCAGGTGTTCCGTTTTGAATACACCAAGAAAAACGGAAAAAAGACAGGAAGACCAGTTTCAGCAATGGGGTGGCTGTTTTACAGAAATAAGGTAATCATAAGGAAACGAATACTGATACACATTGCAAGAATGGCACGAAAACTTAATAAAAAGAAGCTGGAAAAGAAAAGTTATCCAGCGAAATTATGCAAGGGCTTTATATCACTTATGGGATGGATAACACATTCAGATTCTTATGAGTGGTATTTAATGTATATCAAGCCATATGTAAGGGTTAGATCAATTAAAAGAATCATATCGAAACTTGATAAGGAGGCGAACAAAAATGCAAGGATGGCAGAAAGAAAACTGCTCTGTTCAGCCTAAAGAATTAGAGGCTGTCAATGCAAATACTTTTATCCAGCGCAGGAACATTACTCGATTTGAGAGAGATAGCGTTGATGGAAGTAAAGAAAAAGAGGTTGGATATTCCTGTGAATATCGTTTTATCAGTGAAGGTGAGTATTACACTCTGCTTCAGCAGGAAGAAAACAATGTAGCTGTGAATGACAATTTACTTGTCAGCATGGAAGCTCAAGCAGAGATTTATGAAAAGATGCTGGCACAGGAAGAGAATCAGATGGTAATCATGCAGGCTATTGCTGATCTGTATGAGACACAAAATGGAGGTGTTTAAAATGTTGGAATTATACATTAAATTGGTTCTTGCTGGGAAAAGAACAGTGGAGAGTGTACCTGCGAAATTCAGAGAAGATGTAAAGGCAGCTATTGAAGCTGCAACTGCTGAAGAGCAGAAATAAGCTGAAAGGATAGTCTTATGAATCTGTTACAGATAATAGACCTATTGTGTGATGTTACAACAAAGCAGTCAGATTTACTTCGAAGACTGGTAACTGATATGGAAAATATGGATCAGGTGTCAGAGGAGATGAAAGCCTCCTATAAACAGGAGTTTGATGATATAGAGAGCGAGTTGGACATAACGGAATATGGGTGTAGAGACATCCCAATGATTGAAGATGCAACTAAAGAGATGTCAAAATAGGAGCTTTTAAAAGCTCCTTTTTGATTGCAAAAAAGGTATTAAAAGGGCTTTCAAAAGCTCTTTTTTTAATACAAAAAATTGAAAGGAGGATGTACGATGGAAAGCTTAACAAACACAGTAACCATTATTGTGGTCTTTGCAATTCTGATTCAGTTTTGTGTGGACAGAATCAAGGATATCACAGGAGAAAAGGTAATGAAGATTATTCCAGCACCAATCTGGGCAGTTGCGTTTGGCGTATTGTACGCTTTGATGTTCAACATCGATTTTTTCGCTTTGCTTGGATATGAAACAGCAGTGCCTATTATCTCTAAGATCATCACAGGACTGATTCTTTCTTCTGGTTCGACAGGGGTACATGAGCTACTGGCGAAGCTGAGAGAATCAAGAGAAGTATAGTTGCTTAAGCAACAGAAAGAAGGAAATTATGGAAAAGTTCGGAATTGATATTTCACACTGGCAGGGAGACTTCAACATGGCTCAGGCGAAAGCGGAGGGAGTTGAGTTTGCTATTATCAAAGCTGGTGGCGCAGATGATGGCTTGTATAAGGATTCAAAGTTTGAATCCAATTATAATAAGGCGGTAAGCTGCGGAATGGATAAAGGTGCATATTTCTTCGGATGTGCATTTAGTGTTGCAGATGCGGTAAAAGAAGCTCAGTATTTTATTGGATTACTAAATGGAAAGAGATTTGAATACCCTGTTTTCTATGATGTGGAAGGAAAGATGTTAAACCAGGACAGAGGACTGCTAACAGACATTGTTATTGCATTCTGCGAAGAATTAGAAAACAATGGATATTATGTAGGCATATATACATCTGAGAGTCATTACAATTCTTCACTGGATGATTCAAGACTTGCTCCATATACGCACTGGACAGCGAAGTACAGTAAAAATAGTCCATCTTTATCCAGCGGAAATGCAACAGCAATGTGGCAGTATGGTGGAGAAAAGAACTTCATTAGAAGTAACCAGATTGCAGGAACAACTTGCGATCAGGATTACTGTTATGTGGATTATCCATCTGCTATTATCAATGGAGGAATGAATGGATATGGAACTGAACCAGCTGCTCCAGAACAGCCACAGCCAACACCAGAACAGCCAGCTCCAACTACAGCACACAGTGTGGGAGAAGTAGTTAGTTATGGAACAATTTATGCATCGTCTGATTCGGACAAAGGCTTAAAGCCAGCATATAATTCAGGTGAAATTACAAAGATTGTTCCAGGTGCTAGAAATCCATACCTTATCGGTAATGGAACTGGATGGATTAATGACGGGTGCATTTCAGAATCCGCAGGTACGCCAGTGCCAGAACCTGCTTCTATTGGGGTAGGAACTATTGTTAGAGTTGCAAACGCAGTCAATTACAATGGCGTAAAGGTAAAGGCTTGGTTTAATGATGAAGGCTATGAAGTAACTGAATTGAGTGGTGACAGAGCTGTGTTAAAGCATAACGGAGATTTATTTGATGCATTCCATGTATCAGATCTGGAAGCAATGTAATAATGAAATAGTACAGATGAAAAGCTGGGGGTGTATGCTCCCAGCTTTACCTGATTGATGCCCCCTAAAATATCATATCAGGAGGATAAGTATTATGAACAGTTTTATTGCATGGATTGATGGAAAGAAGCTACTTAGAAAGGCTATCATGGAGAGATTTCCAGAGGATGGATATACCAGATATATTGAGGTGTTTGGTGGAGCTGGATGGGTTCTGTTTGGGAAAGAGCCAGGAAAAAAGCTGGAAGTATTTAATGATGTAAACAGCGACTTGATAAATCTCTATCGCTGTATTAAATATCATAGAGAGGCATTGCAAAAGGAACTCGAATGGCTCGGAATTTCTAGAGAACAGTTTTTTGATTGTAAAAGCCAGCTTGAAGCAAGCGGTCTTACTGATATCCAAAGAGCAGCAAGATATTTCCTTATTATAAAGATTAGCTTTGGAGCTGACAGACGCTCCTTCGGAACAAATAAGAAAAACCTTGCCAATTCCATAAATTATCTGGCAGAGGTGCAGGAACGTCTAAAGAATGTGGTTATTGAAAACAAGGATTTTGAAAGCCTGATAAAGGTATATGACAAGCCAGGAGCGTTATTCTATTTAGATCCACCATATCATGGAACGGAAAAGTATTATGATAACCAGTTCAGTGAGGAAGACCATATGCGTTTGAAAGCAGCTCTTGATGATTTGAAAGGTAGATTTATTCTTTCCTATAATGATGATGATTTTGTAAGAGAACTATATAAAGGCTATCATATAGAAGAAATCAGCAGAAATCTTGGTATAACAAATAAGGAGGAAGCAAAGTCATTTGATGAATTGATAATCAGAAATTATTAAGTATTATTTTTTTTAGGGTGTAAATAACGAAATACGTTATATTTTAACAAAATGATATTTAAAATAATGCCTCGTGATAAAATCTTTGAAAAGGGGCAGAAAATCATGGTTAAAATTCATCTATCAAGGCTTCTTGGAGAAAAAAGGTGGACTCAAAAGGATTTATCAGAGGCTACTGGGATAAGACCATCTACCATCAATGAATGGTATCATGAGCTCGTTCCTCGTTTAAATGTTGACCATATTGACAAGATTTGTGAGGCTTTAGATTGCCAGATAACAGACTTGCTGGAATACATACCTAACGAAAGGAAAACCACTGGAAAGAATCTGATTCTTGAAGAACATGGAAACAGGAAGCAAAAAAAAACGACAAAAACTAAACCATGAAGGACAGTTAAAAGGCGATTAAAAACCTTTCAACTGTCCTTTTTAATTTTCACAATAAAGTAGTTTTTGTATTTTGTGCGAAAAAATTTTGCAATTTGTGCGCAAAGCTACACCGGATGGAATGGATAAGTATGAGGCAAATATCGGAATGACAAGAAAGCCGGAGACAAAGGATTTATCAAGATAGGAGGCAGGGACAATGGTAATCGAAGTAAACAAGGATATTGACCGCTATCAGGAATCGGTTGCAATGGGACTTACTGCAAGGCAGCTTATATTTTCCATTGCAAGCGTAGTGGTTGGTGGCGGTATCGTCCTTCTTCTTTACAAGTATATCGGTCTTACGGGTTCTGCTTATGTGGCAATTCCCTGTGTGGCACCGATTGCACTTGGTGGTTTCTATTCCTTTAACGGGATGAATTTCTACGAGTATATGGGAAAGAAACTGCATTTTATGTTTGGAAACAGGGCACTTAC